TCCTACACTGCCTTATATTATCTATTTCAATCCATCTGAGCAGCATGCTAACGCAGATAATATTACGCTTCATGTAAGTAAGGATGTGATTGTAGAAGTTTATTCAGAATTTAAAGATCTATCGTTAGAAGATAAATTGAAACAATTATTCGACACAAACAAGTTAACGTATACATTCCAAGAAACTTATTTAAACGATGAAAGAATGTATATGCTAGCATATCAAATTACACTATAAGGAGAGATTTATAAATGGGTGCAGAACAAACACAAACACCAACAAAAATTGAAAATACAATTACATTTGGTTTAGAAAATGTTCACTGGGGGAAAGTTTCTAAAACCCCTACTGGAATTACTTATACTAAACCTGAAAAAATGTCTGGAGCTGTGGATATGGAATTAAATCCAGTCAGTACAGAAATTAAATTAAAAGCTGATAACATCGACTATTATGTATCTGAGTCTAACGAAGGATACACAGGAAAAATGACGTTCTATAACGTTACAGAATCGTTCGCAGAATATGTTAATGGATTAGAAAATAAAGGGGATTTAACTGTAGAAAAGAGCACATCTCAAAGTAATCCAATTTCACTA